CAACTGGACCGACCGGACCTCCAGGACCGACGGGTTCTACTGGACCAACTGGACCAGCGGGACCTCCAGGACCTCCCGGACCGACTGGACCGACTGGACCGACCGGACCAACTGGACCGACCGGACCTCCAGGGACATTTAGTGGAACATTCAACGGTGTGATCACAAACAGTAGTAACCAACCTTTTTGGGAAAACCAGACAGCGGTAGGTGCTAGTTACACGATTACAAATACTTATAACGCTATGTCGGCTGGACCGATTACTATCAATAGCGGCGTTACTGTTACTGTTGGAACAGGTGAGACTTGGACGATTGTTTAGATGCGTGATTTATGGCAGTTATGGTCTGGTGGAGCAAGTCAAGCTCAAATAGATTGGGTCACCAATATTGCTAATACCAAGCCTGTTCAAGAGGCTGGGATATTTTCCTCTTCTGAGGTAGATGATAAAGTCCGCACAAGTAGCATTCGTTGGCTTACAGATGAGCATAAAATACGCGATTGGCTGTTTGAATATGTCAAAATGGCCAATCGTAACGCCTTTAATCTAGATGTAGATAATTTTGCGGATATCCAGTATACCGAATATTTAGCCACCGAAGGTGGCCATTACGATTGGCATCATGATGTTGATTGGAATAATGATATTGGTTATGATAGAAAATTATCCATAACTCTGCAATTAAGTTCTCCCGATGAATATGAAGGTGGGGACTTTGAATTTAGTGAAGTAGTCTCTCCTGGAGCTGAATCTAAAGAAAAAGGGAGTGTGTTGGTTTTTCCTTCATACTTACAACATCGGGTAAGACCTGTTACAAAAGGAAAAAGAATAAGTCTTGTAGCATGGTTTGAAGGACCAAGGTGGCGATAGATGTTAGGTTTTACCACATTATCTGGTGATACCCTATCGGGTCAGGGAGCAACGGGTGTCAATGTATTTGTCACTGGTGTTTCTGCCACAGGTGGTGTTGGGACAGTTACGGCTACAGGCACTGCTAATATCCCCGTTACTGGCTTAGTTGGTACGACAGGGGTTGGCAGTGTTTCTATTATTGCGGAAGCAAATGTTTCTGTCACAGGTGAAACAGCTACGGGTAGCGAAGGTTCTGTTACTGTAGTTGCTGAAGCCGTTGTTAGTCCTACAGGTGAAGCCGCTACTGGTGCAGTAGGTACAGTCACGGCGACAGGTACAGCGAATGTATTCCCAACGGGTGAAGCCGCTACTGGCGCAGTTGGCAGTGTTACTGTTGCCGCTGATGCGAATGTATTCCCAACGGGTGAAGCCGCTACTGGCGCAGTTGGTAGTGTTGATATAACGGGTGATGCAAATGTTCCTGCTACAGGAATCGCGGCTACTGGCGCAGTCGGCAGTGTAACGGTAGCGGCAGGAGCAAATGTTTTCCCAACGGGTGAAGCCGCTACTGGAGGAACAGGCTCTGTAACGGTTACTGGTGATGCAAATGTTCCAGCCACGGGTATTGCGGCTACTGGAGCAGTAGGTTCTGTAACTGTTGCGGCTGATGCTAATGTAGCGGTTACGGGTAATTCTGCTACGGCTTCTTTGGGTTCAGTGACGGTAACGGCTGATGCAAATGTCTACCCTGCGGGAATATCTGCTACCGGACAAGTAGGAAGAGTGTTAGTATGGGGAACAATCGTTCCAGATCAAACACCAAATTGGTCTCAGGTTTCACCAAGCCAGACACCAAGTTGGACAGAAATAGCGGCGTGAGGTTGATATATGCCTAGTGTATATACTAATAATTTGAGATTAGAACTCATCGCTACTGGTGAAGCTGGTGGTACTTGGGGAACTAAGACTAATACAAATATTGATTTAATTGCAGAAGCCCTTGGTTATGCCGCATCCGATATGGCATCAGATGCGGATGCTACGCTGACAATGTCAGATGGTGCTACGGCAGAGGTTCGTTCGTTAATGCTAAAGGTCACTTCTGCGGTGAGCCTTACAACTACTCGTAAACTTACTATTGCGCCTAATACTGTATCTAAAGTTTGGATAATTGATAATGCCACTACAGGTGGCCAGAGTATTACTATTGCACAGGGTTCGGGTGCTGAAATCACTATCGCTAATGGTGATACTCGTGTCGTTTACACACAAGGTTCGGGTGCGGCGGCGGCAGTTGTAGATGCTTTAGATAACTTAACCATTTCAGGCACACTCACAGCTTCTACTTTTGCAGGGGCATTTACAGGTAATGTGACTGGTAATGTGACGGGCAACCTCACAGGCGATGTAACAGGAGATGTCACGGGCGACCTTACAGGTAATGTGACTGGTAATGTAACGGGTAATGTCACAGGCGACCTTACTGGAACAGCTACAAATGCCACAAATACAACGGTTACAGATGATACATCAACTAACGCAACTTTTTATCCAACCTTTGTTGATGGGACTTCTGGCAATCAAGCTCAAGAAGTTTCAAGTTCTAAGTTAACATTTAATCCATCTTCTGGTACATTAACAGCAACAGCGTTTTCTGGGGATGGTTCTGCACTATCAGGTACAGGGGGCGGTCTGTATAAAGGTGAAAACGGTGAGGTTGGTTCATCGGCAGGAGATATTTTTAGGGTGCATCAGCAACAATTAGACACAAATGTGACTATAGATAGTGATGAAAACGGCTTGTGTGCTGGACCATTAACGATTGCTAGTGGGGTTACTTTAACTATTAATGGCAATCTGAGCATCGTGTGAGGTTAGTATGAGTACAATTAAAGCAGATACAGTTCAAAACACAAGCGGGGGTGCGGCCACGCTGACCAAACAGACAGCCGCAAAAGGGTTCATTGCCTTTTTTAGTTCTGGCACACCATCAATAAATAATTCATTTAATGTGTCTTCTTTGACAGATAATGGCACAGGTAATTGGCAAAATAATTGGACTAGTAGTATGAGTGGTCAGAATGACTACACTATTGACGGGGCTATCAGGATTGATAATGGCAACACTGCCGTAGGCGGTGGTTCTTTAAATATCTATAGACTTACTACTGCTATGGGTACGACTAATTGTAGATACACTACTACGAACCTTGCTGATGCTGTAGATGACTTTAATGAAGTAGTAAATCATTCTTGTGGAGACCTAGCATGAGTACCTTAAAAGTAACAAACATCGCTGGTCTGACTGGTTCGTCAACCGATGTGATGCAGGGGCTGGCAAAGGCTTGGGGCCACTTTGAAGGCTCTGACACTGTTTTAGATGATTCATTTAACACCACAAGCATTACCGATAATGGGTTGGGCAATTACACGGTGACAATTGCTAACGACCTCAACAACGCAAATTATTCTTTAAGTATAGGCGCAGATTGGGATGTCGTTTCAGGTAACACTTGTCACGGTTCGTCAAACAGTATGGCTACAGGTTCTTTTGTTATTCGTATTCGCAATGGCGGTTCTGATGCCGACAGAGACAACACAACATATAACGTGGTTGGAGACTTAGCATAATGGCTGGAACAATAGTAGCAGATGACATCCAACACTCCACAGCGGGAAGCGTGGGTACGGAGTATGTGGTCAATGGTAGTGCGAAGGCTTGGATACATTTTGTGGGGAATGTGAACCCGCCGACAACGCAGGACAGCCACAATTTTGCAAGCATCACAGATAGCGGAACCGGAAATTTTGAACTGTCCTTCACTAGTTCAATGAGTGCGGCGACATATGGCGGCTGTTGCAATGGAGACACTTGGGGCGGCTCAACAACATTCAACGATGGCGGCGCGAACACAACGAGTGCGCTATCAATTGGTGGCTGGAATGATGCGGCGGCAAGACAGGACCAAGCAGTTATGACTGCGATGGCAATGGGAGACCTCGCCTAATGACAACGACACCTGATTTCAAAGGCACTCACCTCTTTGACCGCTTGGGCTGGGCGAAGCAAAACCTTGAACCGGTGCAGTCTGACTATCGTGTGGTCTATGAGGACAGCGTGGACGAGTGCGCCAAGATACTTGTNNCNGACCCGAACTGGATGGCTTGCGCTTTACAAGGCGGCATCCTTCCACCTGTGTGGGTCTATTGGGAACTAGCCAAAGACGAAGCTCAGCCAGACTTTAAGAAGCACACAAGGGGCTATCTGTTGCACAACACTGAACCGATGCCAGCAATGACAGAGGAACAGGCAATTGAGTACCTGATTATGAAAGATGTGCCGCAGGATGTGTGGCGCGAATGGAACATGGGCAATAAGCCCAAGTTGGTAATCTGCAAAAAACAGCAATTACCGCAAACACGCGAATGGCGAAATGCGTGGCGTATTAGCGAAGATGTCGCCGTAGACATGGTAGCATAGGAGAATAAAGATGCCTGAAGTCTATATTGTAGATAAGGATGGTGCTCTAGCGAATGCCGCAGAAGTTACCATGCCTTCTGACCGTCACTTTCGTGGCGCATGGTCACTGTCTGGTTCTGTAATCAGCGAAGATATGACTAAAGCGAAAGAAATTTTTCGGGATAAAATCCGTGAAGTTCGCAAGCCTCTGCTTGATGCAGAAGATGTTGCCTACATGAAAGCAATGGAAGCAGATGATGCAACAGCGAAAGCCGCATCAGTTGCAAAGAAAACCAGCCTTCGTGACGCACCCGCCGCATCAGCAATAGACAGTGCTAGTGATATTGCCAGCCTAAAAGCCGCATGGGATGCTGATTTACTCGGTACAAGCCCTTACGCATAAGAGGTAGCAATGCCGCTGAGTAAGCTACAGTTTAAGCCTGGAATCAACCGTGAGGGAACCAACTACTCTAATGAGGGTGGTTGGTTTGACGGTGATAAAATACGCTTCCGTTATGGTTATGTGGAGCGTATTGGTGGTTGGACTAAAGTTAATGACTCAGCGTATATTGGTGACCCCCGCAAAATACATGATTTTGTTACGCTAGATTCTTCTAACCTTTTGTTTATAGGTACTGAGCAAAAGGTATATTTAGAAGAGGATGGCACATTAAATGATATTACACCTATCCGTAGAACAGTTACTCTAGGTACAGACCCCCTAGATTCTTCTACGGCGGGGAGTGGTGTAATAACCATCAATGATACAGGTCATGGTGCTTCCCTTGGTGATTTTATAACTATTAGTGGTGCTACTGCATTTGATGGATTAGGAACAGGCGATCTAAACCAAGAGTTAACTATCACAAATGTGATTTCAGCTAACTCATACCAAGTAGATACAGGTGGTTCTGCTACGGCTGGCTCTGTTTCAGGTGGTGGCGGTTCAGTACAGGTTGCCTATCAAATATCTGTTGGACTTAATACTACTGTTCTTGGCACAGGCTGGGGTGCGGGTACTTGGGGCAGATTTACTTGGGGCAGTACGGTAGGGTCACTAGCGGGTGAAACATTACGCTTATGGTTTGCCGATGATTTTGGTG